AGCTAGAAGAGATTAAGAATTATGAGTGAGAACGGAGGCTAAATGGATGGTTCAAATTCTTGAACTTTTTGGAGGAATTGGGGCTCCGCGAAAAGCACTTGAAAATTTAGGGGTGGATATTAAAAGCCTCGACTATGTAGAAATATTGCCCTTCGCCGTTCAAGCTTACAACAACATCTTTTCAAATGATTATGTAGCGCAAGATGTCACGAAGTGGAACATGAGCGTAGATTTACTCATTCACGGCTCGCCTTGTCAGGATTGGTCAAAAAACGGTCTTAACAACATTAATACTGGTCGTTCAATTTTATACGAGCGGACACTAGAAATAATTAAAAGTGAATTAACACCTAGACCAAAAAAAGTGGTGTGGGAAAACGTTCCTAATCTCTTATCTGATAGACACAGAATGCACTTTGATCATTATTTAAATTCGATGGAATCTTTTGGATATACCAATCATTTCAAAATTCTAAACGCTCGCGACTACGGAATACCGCAAAACCGAGAAAGAGTATTTGTAGTGAGCGTACTCGGAAATAATAAAGAATTTCAATTCCCCAAAAAAGTAGAGCCGGTTAAGAGCTTAAAAGATTACATTGATTTTGATGTAGAGCCGACAGCTTACGCCTTGTCTGAAAATGAAAAACAACTATTTTTCAGAGAGAATAATAAGTTATTCATTCACACAAATACAAAAAAAGGGTTTCAAGAAGTAGAACAATTCGACTCTGTGAATGTAGAAAGACCGACAAGCAAAACTAGGCGAGGGCGCGTAGGTAAACAAGTTGTTCAGACAATAACGACAGGAGCAACACAAGTTATTTATTACGATAAAGTTGTTCGACACATAACTGCAAAAGAGTACTTGCGATTAATGGGCTATAGCGATATTGACTACTTTGCAATGCGAGAGGTGGGAATATCTGACAGACAAATAATTAAACTCGCTGGTAATTCTATTGCAGTGCCAGTTTTAGAAGCGATATTTAAGAAATTACTAGATTTGGAGGAACAGGCATGAAGGTAAAATTAGTAGAAGAGCAATTTAACAACTTAGATGGTGCAACGCTACAAGTTATGTATGATAAACAGCAAGATTCAAACTTGCTAATGTTGACGCCAGAAAAAAACGGCGAATCTGTGAGCATATGGGTAGATGAAAAGTTAAGATATAAACTTTTTGAAGCGTTAAATACTGAAAAATTGAGTGATTTAGACGAAATTCTTTTAGATGTATTAAAAGAAGTCTTGCAAAAATATGGATATGATTTTATTGCAACGATAGCAGCGGCGAAAGAAAATATAGAATTTATGTGCGGTTGGATGCAAAGTAAGAATCAATCAGTGATTATTCAAAAATTGGCAATTTGGGCGGAAGTGGAGGAGAAAGCATGAGATTTAAAGAAGGCGATAAGGTAGAGTTTATTGATCAAGGTGAATTGAAACAAGGTGTTGTAACTGAAATAAAAGCGAGTAATTTCGACATATCCTATCAAGTTAAAAGCGAATTCATGGGAACGCTTTGGGTTACCGAAAGGGACTTGGTTGCGCCAACTCCAGTTTTAAAAGTTCCGCAATTTGCTGGTGACTGGATAAGTCGCTGTAAACAAAAGGGGTATGATTTGTTCTTGTCAATAGACTATGACGATTCTGATATGCCTTATGAAATGTACAATTGGTTAACTTTCTCAGATGAAAATCAAGAACTATTCGCTCGCGCGTGGCTTGACGGCTACGAAGTCGAGAAAGAACCGCTTTATTGGGTACAACTTATCGAAGGGGCATCTGGCTATCTCAATGTACGAAATGATGGGATTCAGTTTATAAATAGTAGTGGTCAAACTGCTGAGCTTAAAACACGATTCACAGAAAAAGAAATAAAAGCAATGGATAAAGGTGGCGCTTATTGGCAGTTTGCTGTTCCTGTTGAGGATTTGGAGGGTGAAGCATGATGACAGTAGCCGAGTTAATAAAGAAACTAAAAGAACTTCCAGCAAATGCAGATATTTTGCTAACCATCGGATGGAATCACTCGGAAATAGAAGAAGTAGGCTGTATCGAAAATGAACGTAACGTATATATAAGCGGCTGGTGAAGCGGAGGGTGAAGACAATGAGTGACATTAAATTCAAAGGAAAGCGCAAAGACAACGGCAAATGGGCGCACGGATACTTTGTTATCGACGACTGCGATTGTGCATATATTATAACCGTTGAGAACGACGGATATAGCACTATTCCGTTAATCAAGACGTGTTATGAGGTTGATGCTGAAACTGTTTGCGAGGTGGCAGAATGAATCAAGAAGAGTTAGACATCATATTAGAGAATCATGGGAAATGGCTGCGCAACGAAGGTGGCGATAGAGCGGATTTAAGTAATGCAGACTTAAAAAACACAAATTTAAGATTTGCAAATTTAAGACTTGCATATTTAAGGGGTGCAGATTTAAGTAATGCAAATTTAAGAGGTGCAGATTTAAGATTTGCAGATTTAAGAGGTGCAGATTTAAGTAATGTAAATTTAAGTTATGCAAATTTAAGATTTGCAGACTTAAATAATGCAAATTTAAGTAATGCAGATTTAAGTAATGTCAATTTAAGTAATGCAAATTTCAGAGGTGTAGATTTAAGTGACGCAAATTTAAATTGGGTAAACTGGCAACATGTAGAAGGCTTAACAGTTATCTGCGTACAAGTAGATACGACACGTAAAAACAATCAAATAGCATATATCAAAGAATTAGACATATGGATAACAGGTTGTTTCCAAGGAACATTAGATGAACTTAAAGCGTCTGTTGAACAAACGCATAAGCATAACGAAAAACTTAAAAAGAGATATTACAGAGTGATTGATTTTATTTTGAACGAGGTGGAGGAGGAATGAAGTACCGACAACATGAAACATATTCCTTTCAGTCAAGGCGTTTAAAACGATCTGTAAGAGTGTTACTACTTAAAATATTAAAATGTTTGAAAGAGGTGTCGGAATGAACGAACAAGAAGCGAAGGAGATTGTCCTGAAATGGTTGAAAGAAAGTAGTGAATTTTTAACGCCTGTCAGACTATTCTTTGACTTAGAAAACCGCAATAGCGAAGCTCCTAGACAAGTGGTAGAGGCTTACCTTGCAATCGAAAATAGAAAAGTAGAGTACGAACTACTAGCCGAATTTGCCTCATGGGGATTGGAAGAGGTGGCGAAATAATGATGAATCGTGTAGTGTTTGTAGAAAAAAAGGCAGATAATATCTGCCTCAATTACCAAACACGGTTGCTATAATAATTTTACTGACTAATTCAGCTATTTTTGGATATTTTCCTACTAATTTGTCAAATCGGTTAAGTAAACCAGGTTTAATATCTTCTGTCTCAAGAGTCTTTATTAACTCTGTTCCTTCTTTTTTGTCAGTAGGGTCTTCAATACTTTCAACAAGTGGCTTTAAGTCTTCGATAGTAATATTGGAGAAGTAATTTGTAACAGAGTTATTATCGCCAAATGAAGAACCATAAACATTGTTGATATTGAATTGATGTGTAGGCATTACTATTGATTCATCTCCTTTTTCAATGAAATTTCGACCGTTACGAGTGACAAACGCTGACGGGTGTAAAGCAAATCCTCCGTTCATATATGGAATAATTAGCTTTTGTTTCTGTGATTTATATGACAGATAACCTTGATATTCACAATCATTTAATAAATCCATCAAATCACTTCTTGATAATTCAGGAAAAGAATTATCTTCGTGAAAATGTTTATCTCGTATTTCAGTTAACACTTTTTTGATTTGACCATCATAGTTTGGTGTAATCATATTTCTAATCATCCTTTTTACGTTAAGTATCTCACAACAGGTTATTATGTGTAAAGTTAAAAAGTTTTTAGAAGTAGTAATAAAAAAACAGGAGGTATGAAAAAATGACAAAACAAATCATCATTAACGAAGCAAACAGTTTGCTTCACAGAAAAAGCAAAGAATTGAGTAGATCAATCATTAAAACACCAAAAGACCTAGAAAGATTCGCGATTGGTTTGGATAAATTATCGCAAGATATGTGGGACTATAAAAACGAATTGGAGGCGATCAAATGAGTATTTTTGCTGGCGATAAGGTAGAGGTGCAGGATAGAACTGGTGTAGAGAAATATGTTATTGATGGTGAAATCTATAAGGTAATCGGTTCATACCAAAGCGGAATGTTAAAACTTCAAGATAACGATGGATTTAGTGAGATTTTCATTCCGCGCAATCAAGTGAAGAAAGTTGTGGAGGATGTGAATAATTATTGATTGAATGGAAAATTATCTCATCTGGAAGTAAAGGTAACTGTGTGATTGTTAATGATGTGATGATTGATTGCGGTGTTCCTTTTAAAAGAATTAAAGAACATTTGTATGACATTGATTATTTATTGTTAACTCATATTCATTCTGATCACATCAATTCTAGTACTTTGGAAAACATCAGGAAGTTGTTTCCAAAAATAACTATCATTGGTAATTATCAAATAGCACAATTGTATGATATCGATATTATCGGAAACAGTGACTTTAAGATTACATTACCATCCTTTGAAGTCACACCATTTGAGTGTTTTCATGATGTTATAACGCAGGGTTACACATGGTGTGTTGATGGTGAAAACATTATTTACGCAACGGATACAAGTTCGCTAGAGAATGCTCCTCATTTAAAATTTGATTATTTGTTTATTGAAAGTAATCACGATGAGAAAAAACTTGAAATGGCTCGTAATAAATCCAAGTACGGATATGACCCTTATACAGGTGGTAAGCGACATTTGAGTACACAACAATGCAAAACTTTCTACTATTTGAACAGGCGAAGCAAAGAAAGTCAGTTAATCGAATTACACAAGAGCGAAAGATTTTACTAAAGGAGGGACAAAAAAATGGTTATGACAGAGGAAGAAGCGATGATTTTGCTTCTATATAAAGAATGTGACAGTGTTGAGTTTAAAAAGTTTAATGCAAACGTTGAAGAAGCAACGAGCTTTACCAGATTAGCTAATAAACCTAATTTTGAAAGTAACTATGATGAAAATTTAGGTGTTTTGAATTGGTTCACATCCAATCATAAAAATATCGATGTTGTAGCTTTTTTGAAAAGAGGTGATAATATTTGAACACTTTGCCTAAATTTAATATCGAATCGCCTGTTGTTACGCAAGGGTCTATCTTATTTCCTGCGTATAAGAAAATAAAAAGCGACTCATTATTATTAGCACAGCAGATTGAAAATATTGAGGTAACAGAAGAGAACGTTAAACAATCTAAAAAATTACTTGCGGCAGTGAATAAAGAAGTAAAGAACTTAGAGTCAGAACGTATTTTAATCAAAAAAGAAATGCTGGAACCTTATAACGAATTTGAAAAACAAGTAAAAGAAATTGTGTCCATTGTAAAAACAGCAGATGAAATGGTCAGACAACAAGTGACGCAAATAGAAGAAGAAGAAAGAGAAGATAAAAAGCTTGTACTAAAACGATTGTTTGAAAAGCGTATCAGAATGTATGATTTCAAAACATACTTCACTTTTGATGACTTTATAGAAAATAGACATTTGAACAAATCATTATCTATTAACAAAATTGAGTCTGAAATGGTCAAATGGTTAACAAAAATCGAGACTGAATTAAAGGTTATCGAAACGATGCCCTACGCCGATGAAATTATTGCAGAATATAAAGAAACAAAGGATTTAGCAGTTAGTGCGCAAATAGTTTCTGATAGACACAAAGCGCAGGAAGTAATTAAAGAAGCGAAGAATGATATTAAAGATAATCAACTGCATAGCAAAATTACATTTACATTGTTTGACGAGAAAGATGTAAAACTAGTAGAAATGTTCATGCAACAAAATAAAATAAAATTTGAAAAGGTGGAGAAATAATTATGACACAAGGTGAAAAATTAGAACAATTAGAATTGGTAGAAGTGGTAATCAAAGAAGGCAAAGCGACTTTACAATTTATTGATATGGACCGCGGGGAATTAAGAGAAGTTATTTTTAATAAGAATGTATTTGACAAAGAAAAAAACGAATTTGTACCAGACGAAGAAAAAGCAGCAAAAGTAGAAGAATGGTGTCAAGAGTACTTTCAATTAACCTTTGACGATTTATCTAAAGCCGTAGGAGAGAAGAGAGATGTTTATGCCTATGACAAATTTAATAGCCTGTGGGAATCAGAACAAATTGCTAAGTTTGATAAAGATGTGGTTGGACAAATCATTTCATCAACTGTTAAAGACGTTACAGATGACGGCATCGGAGTTCATATTAAATTTGAATACGAAGGAGAACTTTACCAGTCTAATATGACCTATTCAGATTACATGGAAACAATGAAAAAGTGGTTTACAAATCCTCAGAAGCAAAGAAAACAATATGAAAAATTTGAAGAGAAGTTTGGAATCAGTATCGATAATAAAGAAGAATTGATTGGTAAAGACATAATGGTCGAAGTTAAGTCAGCCTTTGGTAAATTTGTTTATCCTGATATCAAACCGTTTCCAAAGAAAAAGAAATAATCACGAAACGACAATCAAGTAAATTAAGAGCGAGCCAAGGTGTTCGCTCTTAAACAAGGAGGGGCAAATGAACAATCTACTTTTTTATGATATAGAAGTGTTCCAAGAAGACGCACTTGTCGTATTTAAAGATATTGACAAGAAACTAGTCATGTTATTTCATAATAATTTTGAAGGTATAAAGGACCTTATATCTGAAAAAACATTGGTCGGTTATAATAACCATTTCTACGATGACTTTATACTGACAGCAATGTTAGATGGTTTCACAACTCATCAAATAAAGAAACTAAATGATGAAATAATTGGAGGTCAGCGAAAGAAAAGAATACACCCATCTATTCATTCTCTTGATTGCTTTCAGCAAATTGATGTCGCAAAACCTGGTTTAAAGAAGATTGAGGGAAACATGGGAAAAATGATTTTAGAGTCTAGTGTGGACTTTACAATAGACAGGAAACTTACAGAAGATGAGTTAGAAGAAATTATTGATTACTGTTCTTATGATGTAGACACAACAATAGAAGTCTTTCAAATGCGTGAATATAATTATTTCAATGTCAAAGACACATTAATTGAAATGCTCCCACATAATCTTCAATCTAAAGCGCATAAATGGAACACGACGACTATTAGTGCAAATGTTCTGATGGATAAACCGTCACCAAAATGGTCAGATATTCGACTTGGTGAATATGATCCAGAGGGAGATTATGAAATGTTAAAACTTGTACCTCAAGAAGTAGTCGATATTTGGCAAGATAAAGAACAGAAGAAGAAAAGTATTACAATAAAAGAATTTGATTGTGATATTCAGTTTGGATTTGGTGGATTGCATGGTGTTCATTCAACTAGACAAAGATTTGAGAATGTAAAACTATTAGATGTAGCTTCTATGTATCCTCATATCATCCTCAATCTGCAAGCATTAGGACCCGCAACAAATAAATATCATGAGATTTTAAATAAACGAATTGAAGTGAAGCACAAGGATAAAAAGTTATCTGATGCTTTAAAATTAGTTCTCAACTCGGTTTACGGTAACTTGAAAAATCAATACTCCTTACTAAATAATCCAAACGCAGCACTAAGTGTCTGTGTATATGGACAGATAGCCTTATATGAGCTTTGTAAACGTCTTTCACCCTTCGTCACATTGGTAAATATTAATACCGATGGGGTGGCGTTTATGACCTCTAGTAATGAATACAAAACAATATGGAAGGAATGGGAAGAAGACTTTCACTTGACGCTTGAGGAAGACAATTTTGAACTATGGATTCAAAAAGATGTAAATAACTACATCGCTCTACAAAATGGTGAAATTAAGACAAAAGGTGGGGATGTAAGTCGTTATCATTCAGACCAACTATTTAAGAACAATAGTATAAGAATTATAGATATTTGTTTAGTAGAATATCTTGTCAACAATCAAGACGTTTTGACTACAATACAAGAAAATTTAGATAAACCACATCTATTCCAGTACATTCTGCAAGCAGGTGGGACTTATAAAGGAACTTTTGATAGCGATGGTAAACAATATAATAAGATTAATCGAGTATTTGCATCAAGAAAAGAAGGGATTTTGTTACAGAAAAAAAGACAAGATGATGGACTGGTGAGATTTCCAGACACCCCTGACAATATGCTTGTATGGAATGACGAATGTGATAAATTAAAAAACTTTAATCAATTGATTGATATTACTTTCTACTATAATTTAGCGAAACAACGTATTGAGAGGTGGGAATAAATGTGTATGTCGAATATTTAGAAGGAGAAAAACACGACTCATCAGGAGCAGATATATCAGAAAATCATGAAACATTTCAAGATGCAGGTTATTTACTGACAGATGTTGACTTGATTATAGATATCGATAACTTGAGTAAGGAGCAAATTAAAGATATTATTTCCTATTTTGAAATAAAAACACAGATTGTCTGGACAGAGCGAGGAGCGCATTTCTATTTTAAAAAACCTAGTGCTTTTAGAGGAGCAAAAGGAATATGTGCGCTTGGTGTAGAGGTCGAATATAAACATGTCGCCAATACGAAATCAATAACTATCAAAAGAAATGGTCATCTGAGAGAAATCGACAACAGTGGTATTCGTGAAGAACTCCCTGGTATTTTCAAAAGCATTCGAAAAGCTTCTGATTTGAATGGGTTGGATGAAGGGGACGGTAGGAATCAAGCGTTATTCAGACACAGGACATTAATTGCAACTATATCTTCATGGTCTCGAATAGTAACGTTCATCAATAACGTCATATTTGCCACACCACTTCCACGTGATGAAATGGACACAATATCACGTGACATGGAAATAAAAGCAGTGAAGGACGGAGAAGCTGCTATTGCTGACTTAATAATGAAAGAAAAACGTATTGTAAAGTATTCGAAACAACTTTTCTACTTTGATGGGAACGAATATATCAGCGATGACGATCAGTTAAAAAGATTAGTATTTAATTACTGCAATGGTCAAAAAACAAGATACGTTGATGAAGTTATCAATCAAATGCACTACAGAGCGAAGTTGATTCCTGATGATGATGTTTTTGATATCAAATTAAAGAATGGGATTTTACGTGATGGTAAGTTCATTGAGATTGATTACACTGATTTCACACCATACTCCATAAACGCAAAATATGACCCTGACACCGAAGCAGTACAGATAGTAGATGAGTATTTGAACCACTTGACCGACTCAGATGAAGATTACAAGAAGTTTGTTCTCGAGATGATGGGATACTGCTTTGTTGTAGATAAAGAAATAAAACGAATGATTGGTCGGTTTTTTATTCTCGTAGGCGGTGGAGGAAATGGAAAAGGGACACTTCTTTCTATTATAAGGTCTATTTTAAATCAGAAGAATTGTACAGGATTGTCTATTAAAAACATGACAGATGAGAGGTATTTCAATGTATTACAAGGTAGGTTAGCAAACTTAGGTGATGATATACAAGATGAGCCGATTAATAACGAGCAAATGAAAGTCTTGAAGAACATATCCACATGTGACTTTGTAGAAATGAGAAAGTTATACGGAAATGCGAAAAGTGTTGAAATGACACCTACATTAATTTTCACAAGTAATCACATTATCAAATCATTTGAAAAAGGTGATTCTTACAAACGACGGGTAACTTGGATGCCAATGTTTACAAAGGTGAGCAAGAAAGATAAGCGTTTTATATCTAATATCACAAATGAAAAAGCGTTGCAATATTGGACGAAATTAGTAGTTGAAGCATATTTTCGAATCTATGAAAATGAGGACTTCACGAAAACAAGTAAAGTAGAAGAATTCAACGCAAGATATCACGAAGACAATGATAGCACACTGGAATTTGTTCATGATTTGGACATTTTAGATGTAGAAGGTAAGCGTGGTCCAGAGATTTACGAAGAGTATGAGCTTTGGGCTGAGGAAAATGGATTAAATGTTCAGAGCAGAAGAGCTTTGAACACAACAATCAAATCTGTTTTAGATTTAGAGACGAAGCCTGTCAAAATCAATGGAAAGACTGCAAGAATTTATCAGAAGTGCTAATTGTGTGTTATTTAAAAACTATTCTGACAATAGTTACAAAAAACATGTAACCCGAGGTTCAAAATGTAACTTCCAGAAACCGCATAGCATCAGTAGCTAGACACCATAAAGTTACAAGTTACATTTTTTTATTAATAAAAAGTATATATATTTATTTATATTTAAGAAAAGAGTACAAAAATAAAAACTTTTTCGCCGTTTTTTTTGTAACCTGTAACCACGTTCTGGCAGAAGGGATTTGAGCGTTACAAGTTACAAAATGGGTTTTGTAACCGTACAATCATCGGAAAATGAAGGGACGATATTGATGAAAAGATTTCTTGTTATATGTGGAAATCAAGCAGAAACTAAATATGAATTTGAAGAATTTATACAAAGTAAAGAAAAATATGTTACTAGTGTAAATAATAATGAATTTATTGTTGAATTAGGAAATGAGAAATATATATTTACAGACCTTGGTAATTTAAAAAGTTTCTCAAAAATGAAATTTGATGGTTATGCAATTGGAAAACCATTATTTAAAAGACATAGTCTTGAAGAACTTGAACTGTTATTGGACTCTTGGAGGAGATAATATTGTTCACCCGTATTCGAAAATTTATAAGCGAATGGTTCATTAATCAAGATATTTATATTGAACAAATGACCCGTGAAGAAACAATCCCATTTAACAAGGAGGAAACTATGAAACTATATCATGTTGAAACACAAGAAGACTATGACGCATTGATGGTTAATTTGGAGGAAGAAGGATATAGATGGAATGATAAAGAAAAACCTACAGAATACAGTAGTTGGAACATTTTTAAGAAGGATACAGTAATGATAATAGAATATGATATTTATTTGGGTGAGGCGTCAAAAGAATATTGTGAAAGAGCATATCCTGATACGCCAATTCAAAAATACAAAGCACAGCAAGATAAAGTTACAAAGTATCACAATGACGCTGCAAATATCACGAAGGCAATGTCTGCCATCGGAGTATCTATGAAAAACGAAAATAACGACAAAATAAACAATCCTGCACATTACAAAGCAGGAGGTATTGAAACGCTTGACTACATTAAAGCAAAAGTAAAGGATTATCCGAGTTATGTTGCTGGGAACATACTTAAATACGTTTCGCGTTATGAACATAAGAACGGCATTGAAGATTTAAAGAAAGCGCAGTTTTATTTGAATGATTTAATTGAATGGATGGAGAGTAAATGATGGAGGAATATGTAAATATCAGTTTAGATAAATATGAAAGGTTAAAAATGTTTGAAAATGATAGATACGAAAGAGATGCTAAAGAATTTCTAAAACAGTTTATTAACTTTACAACGATATTTGGAAATCAAGAAAAACAGTATTGTACGGCACATATCAACAAGGAAGAACTAAAAAAGCTGATTGAACAAACACTAGGTATAACGTGTGAGATAGAATTTTATTAGGAGAGTGATTAAATGTCAAAGCGATTACGTAAAGCGCAATATAAACTTATTGAAGATGAATTAAGATTTTATCATTCTACTAAAAAAGAATTGATGGAAAAGGAAGTTAATGTAACACTGGGCGCTTGGCATAGAGAATACATTGACGAGAACCAAGGTGGTGGTAGTGCAGGGAATATTAGTAATGAAGTGGAAGATCGTGTGATGTTACTGCAAATGGATAAAGAAATAAGTAGATTAAAGAATATTATAAATGCAATTGAGTCTGTGCTTAATAGATTGAATGACGAGGATAAACAATTGATTCAGTTTAGATACTGGGACAGAAGCAAACCAACTTGGGTATGGATTGCCAGTAAGTTGAATATGGATGAGAGTACAGCTAGAAGAAGAAACAAAACAATCATCCTTTCAATAGCTGAAAGATTAGGATATTAAAATATATTGCCCGTTTAACGCCCGTTTTGAACAATAAAATAAGTTTATTATAGTATTATAGGCAGGGCCTATTAAAAATGAAAGTCGAGGGGACTATATGAATTTAGTTAGGTGTTGGGAATGCGGGCAATACATTTCGCAAGAAGCTTCGGTCCATTTCAGAGATTTGTCTGGAGGTAGAAACTTATGCGTTGAATGCCAACATAAGTATCGACAAAAAATAGAAGAAAAGAAAAAAGAATATATTGCGCACAAAATCGAAGCAACGCTTGAAAGAGCAATACATCTTATAGAAAAGCAAGAACAGTGTAGTATGAAAATGGAAGAATACCTTGACCCATATAACACTGTAGTCCAATTTTATAGAAATGACAGTACCAAGTTTGATTCTGCTCATGAAGTAATGGCTTGTACCGAATTGTTAAGAAATCAGATTAAAGTAAGAACACAACAAAAAATAGGACGCAAACGAGTAGATTTTATTTTACCGGACATGAAGATTGTGTTGGAGATTGATGGAGGGCACCATCGTTTTAGGATTGGTAAAGATTCGGAACGAGATATATTTATTCTTAATACTTTGAATAAATCTGAACATGGTTGGGAGATTATTAGAATACCAACTAGATTTATTGAACAAAACATTAGACGTCTTGTTCCTGCTATTAAAGCGTTATACAAAGAACGTCAAGAACTAAGAAATAAACACAATGGGTTCATTCCGTCTTATTACTCAAGAACAAATAAGATGTCTCACATATCAGCGATTAAAGGCGTTGCTTCAGATAATGAAATTGAAGTAATGGAACAAGAAGTGCTAGACGGAACTGAAGATCTATAATCACATGATGATATAGCAGGAGGTTGCTATATTGCCTGGCAGAGGCTTTGTATCTGATCGTTGGTCTTGATGGGAGACGCATCTCATTCCAACCTCACTAGTCCCAACAAGAGACACCTTCTTGTTCAATCTCAATACTCGTGACGGAATAGGTAGACGAAGAACAGGATAGAACTAATGTAGCTAAGGAACGTATGTCTTAGCTTAAAACTCCTGTAAAACAAATTAATTAGTTCATGCGAGGTGCAAATCCTTGCCGAGTATATTAACGACAATACCTTCCCTCAATTTAATTGCAGATACGTTCTGATGGGAAGGTTTTATAGGGTCCACCCTTGTGAAAGCCAAAGGTAAGACAACACGGCGAGTAGTGCAAGATAAAAACCTATCGCTGACGAGTGATACCGTAGAAGTTTAAGTGGTTTCATAACTACGGATACATAGAACAATGAAGTCCAGCACATTGCGTGTTGGGCTTTTTAAATGATTGAGGTGATAGTGATGAAATCATTGGCAAGCAGCTCTACAAATAATAGACAAGACTATTTAAGCATCCGTATACCAAACAAAGGTGATGTTCCTATTATAGAGTATGAAGGTGATGACTACGGACAATTGCCATATCAAGGATTAGAATCGCTTAGGTTGTTATGGGTAACAGATTCAAACCTTGAAACTAAACCAACCGAAAGATTAAACTTAGACATTGTATATATTGATGTAGATAATGAAGGTTCAAGACTATGTATAAATGTTGGAGATTCATTATCTGCTGAAAGTAATCTGGCTAAGATTGCAGAAATGAATAGTGAAGAGACTAGATACTAATGCTAACACAAGCAGAACGTCATACATTCTATAAGTCAAAGGAATGGGCAAGCATACGTAAAGAAGTATTAAAGCGTGATAACTATGAGTGTCAAGAGTGTAAGAGGCAAGGAAAGGTGTTTACTGATTATCATGAACCAGACAAGCATAAAAGACTCGATGTGGACCATATCAAGGATTTAGAACACCATCCAGAACTTGCGCTTGATATAGATAATCTCACTACTCTGTGTGTAAAATGTCATAACAAAAAACATAATCGCTTTCAATTTAGAAGGAAAATAAATAAATGGGTGAACGACGAACGTTGGTGATACCCCCGGGTCAAAGGTTTGCACTTTAATTTGGCTCTGGGGAACGGTGTGGGGGTCTTCTCCGCAGAAATATTTAAAAGTCTCATGAAGGAGGGAGGGTTAAAAGTGGAATATAACATAAAGAAATTGGAAAAAGAATTGTTATCAAATATTGATACTACTAGTCAGAAAGAACTTGAAAAAGTTAATCGTTATATTAATTTAATACGCATATATTACGAATTAGACAAAAGCATTGAAGTGGATGGAGCAGTCGTTGTCACTGAAAACGGCTCGCAAAAATTCACAAAAACTAATCCAGCAATACAAGAAAAAAATCGAATCAACACTTCATTATTATCTATTGAACGTTCTTTTATATTTAAAGGTGAAAATGATAAACAAGATGGTAGTGACTTGATATGATATCAAATAAACACGTTGATAACTATATACAGTCGTATGAAAGTGGAAAAATACTACTCAATAAAGAACGAATCGATCTAATAAATTACTTGCAAGAACATGTTCTTAGTAGAGATGATATATATTTTGATGAGACACAAATAGAAAATTATATTGCTTTTAGTGAAAAATGGTACTTTCCTTTGGATAACTGGGAAAAGTTTATTGCACCATTTGTTTTTTTATATTTTAAAGAAGACAATGAACTTTTTTATGAAGAGTTCTTTGTAACCCTTGGTCGCGGTGGCGGTAAGAACGGGTTTATAAGTACATTATCAAATTATTTTATAAGCCCGCTACATGGGATTAACAATTACGATGTTTCGGTAGTAGCGAATTCTGAAGACCAAGCGAAAGTTAGTTTTAAAGAAGTATTTAATACAATAGACGGAAATCCTAAATTGGAAGGCAGCTTTGACGCGTGGAAAGCACAGATTATTGGCAAAGGAACCAACAGTGTTTTTAAATTTCAAACGTCAAATGCAAAAACTAAAGATGGTGGTCGTGAAGGCTGTGTTATTTATGATGAAACACATGAATATGAAGATAGACAAATAATTGATGTATTCTCTGGAGGACTTGGCAAAGTCGCAAATCCCAGAGAATTTTTTATTGGCACTAATGGATTTGTGAGAGCGGGGTTTTATGACAAGTTGGAAGAACGTAGCAAAGCAATTCTAAGCGGAGAAAATCTTAACGATCGCATGTTTCCTTTTATTTGTAAGCTAGATGATCCAGAGGAAGTTAAGAATGAAGCTATGTGGGAGAAAGCAAATCCTGCTTTTGAAAAACCTTTAAGCCCACGATCCAAAAGATTGTTAAACAAAGTAAGAAAACAATATGAAGCATTGGAAAACAATCCTAGCGGTAGAGAAGCATTCATGACTAAGCGAATGAATCTTCCAGAAGTAGACTTAGAAAAAGTAGTAGCACCTTGGGAAGACATTCTTGCAACTAATCGGGAAATGCCAGAACTTCGTAATCGGGCTTGTATTGGTGCGTTTGACTATGCGAGTGTCAAAGACTTTGCAGCAGTTGGATTGTTATTCCGTGTGGGCGATGATTATATTTGGAAATCACATTCATTTGCACGCAAAGGCTATCTGGATATTGCAAACCTCAAGCCGCCAATCAGAGAGTGGGAAAAACAGGGACTGCTAACCATTGTAGATGAGCCAACTATTGACCCACGGCATGTGGTCAATTGGTTTGTTGAAATGCGGGAAAATTACGGTATTCAAAAGGTCATTGGGGATAACTTCCGAATGGATCTTATGCGCCCGCTATTCGAGGCGGAAGGATTCGAGCTCGAGATTATCCGGAATCCTCGTGCAGCACATAGTTTACTTGCCCCTCGGATTGAAACTTTATTTGCAAATCATCGTATTGTGTTTGGAGATAACCCTCTCATGCGCTGGTATACAAACAATGTGGCAGTAAAGATCAAACCCGATGGCAATAAAGAATATCTAAAAAAAGACGAACATAGACGTAAGACAGATGGATTTCAAGCGTTTGTCCATGCTCTATGGCGTGCGGATGAAATAGAAGACCTTGATGTAGATGAAGTTTTAAATATGCTTAATGCCATTACGTTTTAGGAGGTGATATATTGGGATTTCTTTCGGAGATATTTAAACGGAACAAAGAAATTGAGTGGATGTGGGATTTAGAGTTTTTAGAAGATAAAACAACAAAGGTTTATTTGAAGAAAATGGCTTTAAATACGTGTGTAAAACATATAGCACGAACGATCGCCAAATCTGATTTTAGATTGAAAAGTGGAGAAAGCAGTGTACGAGACGGATTGTATTATAAATTAAATGTTCGTCCAAATACAGATATGAGTTCGAGTTCTTTCTGGGAAAAAGTGATCTATAAATTAATCTATGATAACGAGTGCTTAATCGTCCTTTCAGATACGGACGATTTTTTAATTGCTGACAGTTATGTGAGAAAAGAGTTCGCGCTTTATCCGGATGTTTTTGAAGGGGTTACGGTGAAAGATTATCGGTACAATCGTAATTTCAGTATGGATGATGTGATTTTTCTAGAATATGGAAACGAGCGACTAGCTGCATTTACGGATGGCATGTTTGAGGATTACGGTGAGTTATTTGGTCGCATGATTCGAGCACAAATGCGTAACTTCCAAATCCGCGGGGCTGTTAACTTCAAAATGGCAGGCATTGCGGACGATGAAAAACAAAAAAAATTACAGACTTACATCGACAAACTGTATGCTGCATTTAATAACAATGAAATTGCCATTGTTCCTCAATTGGAAGGCTTCAATTATGAGGAATTTGGAACGTCTAGTGTGAATAGCAGCCAGAATTTCGATGAGATCAAGAAACTTCGAAAAGAAATGATTGACTATGTGGCAAGTATTCTTGGTATTCCCTCTGCTCTGCTACATGGGGATATGGCAGATTTGAGTAATAATATGAAAGCATATATGGAATATTGTATTGATCCTCTCACTAAAAAGCTAGAAGATGAATTAAACGCTAAATTATTTACTTCCAACGAGTTTTTAGCGGGTGAACATATCAAAATCATACACAAAAAAGACATTATAGAAAATGCAGAAGCTGTAGATAAGTTGGTTGCCTCTGGTTCATTTAATCGTAATGAAGTTCGAGAATTATTGGGCGCTGAACGAGTAGATAATCCGGAATTAGATAAATATTTAATTACTAAAAACTATCAGTCAGCAGATGAAGGAGGTGAGAATGAATGACGAAAATTGAAGTCAAAGGTCCTATTATTGGAAATGATGACAAATGGATTTATGATTGGCTGGATATGGAAGCTACGTGTGCAAAAGATATCAATGAAGCCTTGGCAAATGCGTCAGGTGAAGTTGAAGTTTGGATAAATAGCAATGGTGGAGATGTGTTTGCTGGTAGTGAAATTTATACAGCATTAAAATCATACAATGGTAATGTAGTTGTAAAAATTGTTGGAATGGCGGCAAGCGCAGCATCTGTAATTGCGATGGCTGGAAATGAAGTATTAATTTCTCCAACTGGTCAAATGATGATTCACAATGTTCAGTATGGTGGGAGAGGTGATTATAGAGAGTTAAAAAAAGCCTCCGAAATTGCTCAAAATGCCAATATATCCATTGCTAATGCTTATCAGCTGAAAACGGGAAAAACATTAGAAGAACTGTTAAATATGATGGGAGAAGAAACATGGCTAAATTCTCAACAGGCTGTAGAGCTAGGATTAGCAGATGGTGTGATGTTTCAAGAAAATAGCGAAACGCCAAAATTAGTAGCAAGTACAGGCGGCATGTTAGCACAAGCTACATTAGATAAAGTTAGGGGACTGAAAGATACTAATGGTAAACAATCAATTTTAGAAGTATCTTTATCAGCGGAACAAATTCAAAGCGTTGTAGAAGATACAATTGCAAAATTTAAAAACGAAGTGATAGTTGATGGGAAAACTTTGAATCAACATATCGCTGAACAAGAAAAGGAATCGGAAGAGTCGGAAGTGAATGGACTCAAACGGTTTCTTTTTTAATACCCAAAAATAGGAGGAAATAAATTATGACTATCAAATTAAAAAACAACCTCGCGAATTACGAGGAAAAACGGACAGCTTTTGTTAATGCTGTTAAAAACGAAGACACGCAAGAAATTCAAAATAAAGCATATGTGGAAATGGTAGATGCAATGGCTGCTGATATTATGGAACAAGCTAAGAAAGAAGCACGTCAAGAAGCGGACGCATATATTTCAGCTAGCCGAACAGACAAAAATATCACGAATGAAGAAATTAAATTCTTCAATGATATTAATAAAGAAGTTGGCTACAAAGAAGAAACATTGCTTCCGCAAACAGTTGTTGATGAAATTTTCGAAGATTTAACAACTGAACATCCTTTCTTAGCTTCCATCGGAATGCGTACAACTGGTTTACGTACTAAGTTCTTAAAATCCGAAACTAGTGGTCTTGCTGTATGGGGTAATATTTTTGGTGAAATTAAAGGACAGCTAGATGCGACATTCAGTGAAGAAGAGTCTATTCAAAACAAGCTAACGGCATTTGTTGTTGTACCTAAAGACCTTGAAAAATTTGGTCCTGCATGGGTAAAACGCTTTGTTGTTACGCAAATTGAAGAAGCTTTTGCAGTTGCGTTAGAAAGTGCGTTTATCATTGGTACTGGTAAATCTCAACCGATTGGTTTAAATCGAAAAGTAGCTAAAGGGACATCAGTAACTGATGGTGTATATCCAGAAAAAGTTGCTTCTGGAACACTGACATTCGCTAGTCCTAAAGTGACGGTTAATGAGTTAACAGATGTATATAAATATCACTCTGTAAAAGAAAACAAACATCCATTAAACGTTGCAGGTAAAGTTACTTTACTAGTCAATCCAACGGATGCATGGGATGTTAAGAAACAATACACAAGCTTAAATGCGAACGGTGTTTATGTGACTGCGCTCCCATATAATTTAAATATCATTGAATCATTATTCGTTCCAGAAAAGAAAGCTATTTCTTACGTAGCAGAACGTTATGATGCACTTGTTGGTGGACCATTGGATATTTCTACTTTTGACCAAACGCTTGCATTTGAAGATCTTAACTTGTATGCTGCAAAACAATTTGCGTACGGTAAAGCGAAAGACGATAAAGCTTCTGCTGTATGGACATTAAATATCAAGCCAGCAGAACAAACTCCGGAAGGGTGATTGTAAATGGCTAAATTTGAAGTATTAAAGAAATTTAAAGACAAAGATACCAAAGAAGTATATGAAAAAGGAACAGAAATTGAATTGACTGTAAAACGTGCAGATGAAGTCTCTGATAATTTGGGAACTTCTTTTTTAAAGCGATTGGATGAACCAAAAAAAGATAAAAAAAAGTAGGTGCTGTACATGGAAGTATCAGATGACCTTCTTAAAAAATTTAAAGAGCGTATGCATATTTCTCACAATAGCGAAGATAGCAATTTAAAAGAGTTGCTATCTTTTTCTATTGCTGATTTACAAGAAAAATGCGGGCTGTTTAATGTAGATGAACATGTTCGGGCAAGAGAATTGGTCATTGATCGTACTAGATACGCGTATAATGATTCGATAGAATTCTTCAATGAAAACTTTCAATCACAAATAACTAGCTTAGGCTTCTCTCTCTATGTAGCTGAAAGTGGTGAATCTGATGAAGTTTCAGTTTAAACCTCAAAAAGTTCAGAGCGGGGATTTACGTACTCCGGTTGTTTTTTTTGAATATCAGCCGGCAAGTGGTCCTGAACCAGGTGAAATAGAAAAGATTACCCTTTTTGAATGTTTTGCAGAAGTTTATAAACCATCCATGAAGGACTTAGAAATTTTACATGGCACGGGAACAAAAGAAGCTGTCACAATTAATATTCGAGACACTAAAGGTGAGTATACAGTTAGTAACAAACATTATGTAGAAATATTAGATTATCGTTATTTGGGCAAAAGATTTAATGTGATTGATGTTAGCCCAGACTTGCAAAATAATCGCTTTGTAAATATACTTCTGGGGGTTCAAACATGAGTGTAGAAGTTACTGGAGTAGAAGAGTTGGAAAGACAGTTAGTCAGTTTATTTGGACGAGAAAACTTGCCGCAATTAGTAGACCCTGCTTTAATTGCAGGTGCTACTCTTGTAGCAAAAACACTTAAAAGTGAATTTGTTCAATTTAAAGATACAGGCGCATCTATTGATGAAATCAATATAGAAAAACCTTCGTATGACAAAGGGGTAAGAAGTATAAAGATTGACTGGAAAGGTCCTAAAGACAGGTACAAAATAATTCATCTCAACGAATATGGTTATACAAGGAATGGTAAAAAAATCACACCAGCAGGAACAGGTAGTGTTGCCAGGTCACTAAGAATATCTGAAAGAGCTTATAGGGCAATTGTACAGAAGAAAATAGGTGATAAACTATGATTGATATTTTGAATGTCATATATACAACATTAAGTAAAAACGATATCATTCACACTACTTGCGAAGAGAGAATTAAATATTATGATTTTCCAGGCACAGGTGATTCTACAAAAACCTTCTTGTTAATAATACCTTTAGATGTTCCAATACCAACTAATTTTTCCAGTAATGAATCCAGGATGGAAGATTTTTTAGTACAAATTGATGTGCAATCTAACGACAGATTAATAGTAAAAAAAATACAAGACGAAGTTAGAAAAGAAATGAAACAAATAGGATTTGGACAACTCGCTGGTGGTTTAGATGAATATTTTCCAGAAACAGGGCGATTTGTAGATGCACGAAAATATAGCGGATTGCCCTACAAACTATATCAATAAAAAATAATAGGAGTGAAATAAATGATTACAACAATCGGATTTGAAAAAGCAACTTTTGGAATTTATGATGAAAAAGACGAAAAGGTAACAGAAAAAGTAGAAGTAAATGGTAAGAATAAAAAAGGTGGTACGGTTGAAGCTGATATTTCTGGTCTTGATGCTGAAGCTATTAAAGTTTTCGCTTCGAACGGTCCATACTACATTTCCAAAAAAGGTTCTGGCGATGTTAAGCAAACAATCGGTATCATGGAACTTCCATTTGAATTAGGACAGAAGTTATTAGGTCGTCAAAAGAATGCAGATGGTATTGTAACTGTAGGGAAAAACACTGCTCCACCATATGCGTCATGCGTGATGGAAAGTGAAACGTTGCGAGGGGAGCCGGTGTTCTTTGCTTTATTAAAAGGAAAATATGGACAAGATGACGTTAAATTAAACACATCTGAGAACAAACCAAAGGAACCTGAAGCAACTAGTCTCACTGGTGAATTTGTTTATAATGATGCTGGGGACGTTTTCGCGATGGCTGTGGGCGAAGAATTCCGAGATAAAATTTACAGCATGGCTTTTCCTGGTTTTGTTGAAACACCAGTAGTACCAGAAGGATAAAAAATTTTAAGAGTAGGTGAAATCCTACTCTTTTTTTGTTGACCAAAATCATAAAAAAGGTGGAGAAAATAGTGATTAAACTAGAAATATTTAATAAAAAAGAAAAAAAGAAAGAGCTATATGAGAGAGAAGATACATCTGTAATTGAATTAGAAGAGTATTGGAAACTACAAGAAAAAATTAGAGAATACATCAATACTTCTGATGATCCAAAGAAAACGACAATTTTGGAAATGCAATTAAAATTTATTGTGAAATTATTTGATGATGAAAACATTACAATAGATTTTCTTAAAAAAAATATTCCTTCGAAGAAATTAAACGATACATTGGTGTCTGTCTTTCGGGAGATTTCACCAGAAGAGTACGAGGATGAAGACAGTGGAGATGAGGAAGCAAAGTAATAACGCTTACCGAGTTTTTGTCCGATCTCGATGCAATTAGGCGTTACTGCATGAAAGAGTATGGCTGGACAATTCGAGAAACAGACGATCAAGAATACAAAAAGTTATGTCGTCTGATAATCGAAAAAGAAGAAGCAAAATCAGAAAACAACAAAGTTTCACTTGTTGACTTTGTATCACAATACCAAGATGTCAATTAGGAAGGAGGTAAATAATGAATAAACTTCAAGGATTGACAATTAATCTAGACTTAGATGCTGCCAAAGTAGATGAGGGAATGAAAGGGTTGAAAAGGACCCTCGGTTCTGTGAATAGCGAAATGAAAGCGAATCTTTCAGCCTTTGGCAAAGGAGAAAAAACATTATCTCGTTATGAAACAGAACTAGATGGACTTAATAAAAAGTTATCTGTTCAGAGCAAAATGGTTTCTCAAACTAAAAACGATTTTAAAGATTTAGAAAAACGAAATGCTTCTTTAAATGGAGAGTTGAAAGAGTCTAATAAAACGTTGACTGAGTCAAAAAAACGTTTTGAACAGCTTTCTAAATCTGGCAATGCAACTGAAAAAGAATTAAAAGAAGCGGAAAAAGAAGTCAACTCAAATCAAAAAGCGTATAACAAACTTAACAAAGAACTACAACAAATGCCAAAAGCTTTATCAGCTGGACAAAAAGCAGTAAACAATGAAGTTGCAAATTACAATAATTTGCAAAGAAAGATTGATACTACGACAGAATCTTATAAGAAATTCAAGAGAGAGCAAGCTGTTAAAAGTTCACCGTGGGGAGCGGTGACTCAAGATTTAGACAAGTATCAAAAAAAGTTAAATGAAACAGGTGATAAGCTTGTCGCCTTCGGGAAAAAAGGAAGTTTGTATATGGCTCCAGTTGCGCTTGGTTTAGGTTTTGCTACCAAAAAAGCGGCTGATTTTGAACAACAAATGTCAAATACTCTTTCTGTTATGTCCCCTGGCGAGGTAAATCAATATAAAGATGCATTAAGAGAACTCGCTATTCAACAAGGTGCGGATACGAAATACTCCGCATTAGAAGCCGCACAGGCACAAGAAGAACTTTTAAAGGCAGGTCTTTCAGTTAAAGATGTTATAAATGGCGGATTGTCTGGAGCGCTTTCATTAGCAACAGCTGGCGAGTTAGATTTAGCGTCAGCGGCAGAAATTGCAGCTACAGTTTTAAATGCGTTCAAGGATGATAATTTGAGCGTGGCGGATGCGGCAAACATTCTAGCTGGTGCAGCAAATGCTTCTGCCACAGGTGTAGAAGAAATGAAGATGTCTTTACAACAAGTTTCTGCTGTTGCCAGTGGCGTTGGTCTCTCATTTGATGATACATCTACAATGTTAGCAGTATTCGCACAAAATGGTTTAAAAGGTTCCGATGCGGGTACCTCTCTCAAAACTATGCTACAAAGATTACACCCTACAACAAAGGCAGCATGGGAACAATTTGATGCTCTCGGTTTAAGCATTGTGGACAATGAAACTGCCATGAAAGTATTGCAAGAAAATGGTGTAAAACCACTTTCTAACGATACAGATAAATTAATGGGACAAATTCAAGATTTAGCTAAAAGTTTAGCAGGTCCAAAAGCAAGCGCTTCTAAAGTTAACAAGGAATTTGAAGAATTAACAGTTGCTACTGGAGCGGTTCACTCCGCGTTTTACGATACAAACGGGGAATTGAAATCAGCAGAAGAAATATCTGGTTTATTGCAAAGTAGCCTAAAAGACTTAAATTCTGAACAGCGTAGTGCGGCGCTAGGTGCTATGTTTGGCTCCGATGCAGTTCGTGCTGGGAATATTGCTTATCGTGAAGGCGCAGAAGGAATAAAAAAAATGCGCACTGAAATGGGTAAAGTAACTGCAGACGATGTAGCTAAAATGAAAATGGATAATTTGAAAGGTACTATTGAAGAAATTTCTGGTGCAATTGAAACTTTTGCAATAAGCATAGGAACATCATTGACACCGGTATTACGTAGTCTAGGAAAGTATATTCAACAAGCAGCTGATTGGTTTAATGGATTGAATGATAGTACTAAAACGGTTATCTCCACAGCAGGTGTAGTTGCGGTAGCGATTCCGGTGGCTGGACTAGCATTTGGATTTATTGCAAAAGGAGCAGCAGCTGCTATCTCACCTGTAAAGAAACTAACAGCCGCGTTAGCAGAAAACTCGGTCGCTGCCGGAACTAATGCTGCGACTACGCAACTTGCTGGAAATGCTTTGCCAGTCGGTGGAGGAAAAGGTAAAGGTTTCTTAGGTAAAGCTGGCTCATTTTTTAAAGGAAGCAAAGGAGCAAAAGCATTATCTACAGCTGATATGGCAGGCGATATTGCGAGTTATAGCAAATTCGGAAAAATCGGGGCTGGTTTGAAAGGCGTTGGAAAGGCATTACCTGGTCTAGGAATTGCATTATCTGCAACACAACTTATTGGTATTAATAAGAAAAATGCTGGCGATAAAGCTGGTAGCGCTGGTGGGAGCTTAGCTGGCGGGGCAGCAGGAGCCGCTATAGGAACAGCAATTGCTCCAGGAATTGGAACAGCTGTAGGTGCGGCGATAGGAGGTATTGCTGGAACTAAATTTGGGCAGGCATTCGGTAAAAAAATACAGAAGGAAATACCTGAATATAAAGCTAAATTCGATTTGATTTGGGATGCACTTTCATTCTCAGCAAAAGAACATCCTATTCTATTGAATCCAGTTAATCAAATTAACGATCAAATTAAAATGGCGAAAGCAGGATATGCGGCTATAAAAGATGTGTTTGCTAATCCTTTGAAAACGGATATTTCCGGAAAAGGTATTAGTAAAGATACAGCAAAAAATGTAAACTCTTATAAAACTATGTCTCAAAACGCAATCTCTGAATTAAAGTATTTGGAAATGTCCGGGGATGTAATCACTAAATCAACATCTGATAAAATTAGCAAAAATTATAATGGGATGGTTGCGTTAGTCGAGAAATCCTTTGAGAAGACTAAGAAAAGTACTGATAAGAATTTAAATACTTTGTCAAAGAATAGCATGTTATCAGAAGCAGACATAAAAGCGGTTAAAGAGAAGCAAGCAAAAATACAAAAATTGTCATTAGATGAAGTGAAGAAAAACAATGAACAAATTCAAAAGCTAAATGAAGACATGGCTACTAAAAATGCTGATATTACAAAGAAAGAGAAAGCAGACATAAAAGCAATTAACGCAAAAGCTGCAAAGGAAGGTAGAGTTTTAACTGCTTCGGAGGAACAGCAAATTACGAGCATCAAACGTAATGCTGCAAATCAACGTAAAACTAGTAATCAAATATATAGTAATCAAATTCAAGCAATATCTAAAAAACAAGAAACTGCTGTGGTTAGTTCTTTGAGTAAGTCTGCAAAAGAGCAAAAATTAATTTTAGGAAAACTGAAAGACAGTAGTGGAAAATTAAGTACAGAACAAGCTTCGAAAGTCGTAAAAGAATCTAAACGCGCCAAAGAAGGTGCTGTGAAAGAAGCAAATAGTAAATATAAACAAGTTGTCGCTGCCGCTGATAAAGAATACTATGTAAACGGAACTATTACTAAGAAACAACATGATGACATTGTAAGAAAAGCTAAGAGCCAAAAAAATAAAACAATTAGTGAAGCGAAAAAAATGCACACTGGTGTTGTTGACCAAGCAAAAAAACAAGCTTCAGGTCATTTGAAACAGGTTGATTGGGAAACGGGTCAGTCGCTCTCAAAATGGGATAATTTCAAAGCAGGTTTGGCTAGTGTAATCAACTCTGTGACAGGGGGAATAAATAAAGTATTAAAGTTTTTTAGTTTACCTACTATTCCTGAATGGAAGCCTGCCGGTTACAACAATAATACTAAAACTTCGAAATCATCTAGTAAAAGAACATCATATGGTAGTAACTTAGCAATGGATTACACAGGTTCTAACAATGCATCCGGACAAATCATGGCTGGCGAAGAAGGATTTGAGATTGCATATAATAAACGCAAAGCACAAGCTCAGATTTTAGGTGCGAATGGTGCAGAAATAACGCATGTTGCGCCAGGTACTAAAATTTTGAATCATGCAGATTCGAAAAAAGTCATGCAAGGTGGTCTTGGTAAAACATTACCTGGATTTGCAAGTGGCAATTCAACGATCAATGATTTCTTGAGTGACGCTTGGAATGGGACAAAAGCGGTAGCTGGAAAAGTAGTTGATTTTTCTAAAAAAGCTTTTGACTGGGCAGCGCATCCTATCAAAAATTTAAATAAACTTTTTGGTAGCTTGTCTGTTGGCGTTAAAATGGGTAACGATGGTAATTTAGGTTCTGACATGCTGAACTATTTAAAAAACAGTATCGGCGCACCTTTGGAGAAAATGCTGTCTGGTTTTAAAGAAACTGCGCCAGTGGCAGGACCGGCTGGGAAAGGTGCTTCGGCGTGGTCTAGTGTTATTAAGAAAGCGGCTCTAGCCATGAAAGTGGATTTGTCCGGTAGTGAATTAAAAGGCATTATTGCACAAATTCATCGTGAATCTGGCGGGAATGAAAAAATAACTCAGTCATCTGCTGTTGTGGATGTTAATACATTATCAGGTAATCCGGCTAAAGGGTTACTTCAATATATCCCACAAACATTCAATGCATATAGAATGAAAGGTCATAATAATATTTTTTCTGGTTATGACCAGTTACTGGCATTCTTCAATAACTCGTCGTGGAGAAACGACCTTCCATACGGAAAAAGAGGCTGGGGACCACGAGGACATCGTAGATTTGCTAATGGTGGTTTTGTAAACAAAAATGAAATGATAGAAGTTGCTGAGAACAATAAGCCAGAAGTAGTCATCCCGCTTACTCGGAAAAACCGAGCAGTTCAATTAATCAAAAAAACAAAAGAAATCATTGGAATGAACGATGGAGGAAGTGTTGTTGTCAATAGTCCTGACAATTCTGACATGATTTTATTGCTTCAACAGCAGAATCAGATTTTAATGCAACTACTTCAAAAAAATAGTGACGTATACATGGACACAAATAAGGTCGGAAGTTTAGTGGAACCTGCAATTACAAAAATGCAGAACAATCGTATAAGTAGAAAAGACCGAGTTCAGGGGGTTAGAAAACGTGACTAGAATAGGATTTACGTACGCCGGAATTCATAGCAATGACATTCCAGCAGTTGTTAATAGTATCAAAAGAAATGCAATCAATATCACTGAGAATATCCAAGAAGTACCTGCCAAAATCGGTGGGTACTTTTTTGGTAATTCCGTTGGTACTAGAAGCTTTGACATTAATATTACGCTTATGGGGAAATCGGAAATTGAACGAGTAGAAATAGCACACGATCTTAATAACTTAATCATCCAAACTAATAGTTTTGAAAGCGAAATAATCTTTGATGATGAACCGGAATGGATTTATTACGGTCATTTTGCCCAAATGGCAGAGTTAACAGAATTACAGACAGATAATTATACAACAACCATTACATTTATATGTAGTGATCCTCGTGGATATGGAGAACAACAAGAAATTAGTTTACCAGAAAGCCCGGCTATAATCGAAGTGGCGGGTTCACAATCAACAAGTCCAATTATTCATGCGATAGCAACCGACGATTTAACTAGTCTATCATTTGCAACAGATGATGATTATATATTTCTAGGGGCTGATATTGACCCCGATACAGGACAAACAGCTGTGAAAATGTATGAGAACGTGTTGTCCGATAGAGCAAATGACATGACTTTGTGGGATGGTATTGGGCAAAGTAATATTACTTGGGAGCTAGAAAATGGTAAGCCTGCGAAAACAAGTTCATTTAAACAAACTATAAACACCATTCGTGTAAATTCCTATGGTGAAAAAACAGAAACCGCGCCTTACAAATCATGGAGAGGTCCTGTAATGAAACGAATGTTGACGTCAGAATTAGACAATTGGAAAGTCACCGCTCGATTGGCAAATATTACTCAAAAATATCCACGCGCTAGAACAAAAATAGAATTGTATTTATTAGACAAAGATAGCAAACGCATTGGTAAATTTATGATTAAAGATGCCCAAAATGGGAGAGCTATGAATTTGGGACTAGAGATTGGGAGAACAACGAAAGATAGATACCTTTTTGCTGCAACTGAGGGGAAAGTAGTTAAGAAAAAGAATACGAAAGTGGTTTATTCAAAAAAAGTACAACAAACAGTGAAGTATACAGAAAAAGGTAAAACAAAGACTAAGCAAGTTTGGAAAACAATAAACACAACGTATGAAGTCGGAAATAACTATAATGAATTTTCAGATGCGTACTTTAACCTATCTATTGAAAAGCGTGGACAGTTGTTTATTGCGGAAATAGTTAAATTGAATGATAAAGGCAGTCAAGCTTGGAAACGAACCTACAAATGGAAAGACTCAAATAACAAATTTGCTACTAAGTTAGCAGGCATCGGAATTTACATGGCCAAAATGGATATTCCAGAAGATTTTAATAATCAAACTTACAAAGACAATGATGTTGTTTTTTGCGACTTGGTTGTACAAAAAGTTAATCCAGAAGCAGATGTTAAAAATAATCCAGAGGTTATTATCCATAAAGGTGATGAGATTATGATTGATTGTGAAGCTGGGGTCATAATGAAAAACGGTTCAGTGTTCATGGAAAATTTAGCAATTGGAAGTTCATTTCCTTCGTTTTTTGGTGGCTATCAAACTCCAGTGGCTTTCAGCGAAGGAGCGGAGTGGTCCATAGAATACAGACCGACGACATATTAGGAGAGGTATAGAATGTTAACAATTCTAAATAGACAAAGAACAACTGTAGGCGTGTTATCTAATGACATGCCTTTTTCGTGTCCTTTTTGGGATGATGAGAGAAATGAGAAGCTTGAAAACTTTGATGACACATACACTGTTACCATCCCCGCAGAACATGAAATGGCTGAACATATTCACGAAGGTAATTATATTTTGTTTGAAGACGAACAAGCTAAGTTACGATTATTTCGTATTTATGAATCTGAAAACGGGTTAAATATGCAAGGACGATATATCAAAGCAACAGCAGAAAATGCATTTATTTATGATTTGAATGCAACTATTATTTCCAATAAATTACTGACTGATATAAGAGCTGACATGGCGCTTGAATATATTTTACAACAGACAGGATGGTCAATTGGTAAGAGAGAATTTGTTGGACAAATACGCACTATTGAATTTGCAGACAATATAACGGCTCAAGCTGGATTACAACAAGTTATTGCAGAATATAAAGCAGAAATTGATGCTTACGTAGAAAGCTTTGGTGGTCAAATCATTAATTATAAATTTGATTTAGTTGACGAACGAGGCAACAATACTGCGAAACGATTTGAGTACGCAAGAGACATTCAAGGTCTTAAACGAATTACAACTGATAAAACGATGTACACTGCTCTTATCCCGCTTGGTAAAGATGGTTTGACAATTAAATCAGTTAATAATGGTTTAAATTACATTTATGATGATGAAGCGAACTGGCTGTATAACGATGGCAGAGAATATTTAAAAGGTGTCATAACAAAAGATACAATAACAAACGCGCAAGCTTTAAAAGATTGGGCGCTACTAGAGCTTGAAAAAGTTAATCATCCTTTATCCACATATGAGGTAGACGTGATATTACTAGCAGAGATGTTAGGCTATGAGCCACACCAAGTCACACTTGGAGACACAGTAAGAGTAGTCGACTTGGACATGGATATAACTTTATCTGCAAGAATCATAGAAAAGACAACTTCTTTTAGTGATCCGTCTAAAAACAAGGTTGTTCTTGGTGATTATATCGAATTGGAAAACGTCACACCACTGGCTATTTGGGAACTTCAAGCGCAAATTGAAGAAGCTAAAAAACAAATAGAAGAAACGAAGACGTGGAAAGTAGAATTATTTAGCACGAGTGGTTCTACTTTTAAAAACAATGCTGGCACTACACAACTTATTGCAAGAGTTTACGATGGGAAAACAAACATAACGAATGGTATTGAGCGTGGTGATTTTATTTGGGAGAAGATAAACAATGACGGTACACACGACTTGGTTTGGGAAGACGCACAGATAGGCGTAGGTAATGTTGTTAATATCTCTGGAGAAGACGTTTTTATCAATGCCACTATTAGATGTTCGGTCAATCAAGGAAGTGAAGCTAGTATATTAATGATTAATGAAGAAGAAAGTTATATGTATGCTGAACTTCCACGCGAATTCCCTGCTGGGATAGAAGTAAATTTATCGGTTATGCAATGTGCACAAATAGACGTGGAAAATGGTTATATATACTGGTCGCAAGAATATTATGGAAGTAAAAAAAGTAAAGTCGGTGGACAACAATCATACAATATTTATAGAACTACGCTTGATGGTACTTTCGTCGATATGATGTGGATTCTCGGCGGAGGACATGGGACTATGTTTGGCGTGGACACTTCGTCTGGTGAGGCGCACATCTGGTCTTATTATGTAACACCATTGCCCCAAGCAGAGAAGGCGATAGCAATGTTTAAATATGTCCCTTTGAAAGAACAGTTTTACGATGAGTCGATGGCATTTAAACTTGAAGCGCCTGACGGTTTCCGAGTAACATACGATAAAACAAGCGACTATGTAGTTATGAGTCCAGGCGTTTCAAATTTAAGTATTAATGTTTTTAAAAAGTCTGATTTATTAGCCGGCAGAATAGCTCCTTTATATACATTTAGGACAAAAGACTGTGGATTTACAACTACTTTATATACGTTGCAAGGAATGCATGTAATGTTTCCATACGCGTATTTGTCAGCCGGAGGGAGTTTTACAGGCACTGATAAAAATCAAGTTTGGTGTTGGGATATGATTAATAATAGTTTAGTTTATCATCATGTTTTTCAAAAAAAATACTATCCTGCACAAGGTTCAACTAACGAATGCGAAGGAGCGTATCCATTTCTTGATGCAAATGGCAAACGAATGATGCAGCTAAATTTAGGGCAAGGAGAGGCGGGCAAACGATACAATCGTATTTATGCTATGCCAGAAGAAAGGATGTTGGATAATGACAATTAGAGCAGCAGCGGAAATAACATTAACAGATATTAATGATGCAATAGTAGCTGGTGAAGCACCGTTAAACCCAACCACCGATTTACTGTGGATGGATAGTAGTGTGACACCAAATGTTTTGAGAAGGTGGGATGGAGAAAAATGGGTGAGTCAAACATTAGATATTAAGGAAGCAGATCCAGAAATTAACGGAAAAATAGAAGAGGCGATTACCGTTGCGAACAATGCATTGATTGAATCAGTTAGTAATCATAAACCGGTTTTTGATAAAACTCAGCCAAGCGCTCCAGTCGAAGGTGACACATGGTTTAAAATAGACGAAAACACTAAAACAATTGTTGGTGTTTTTACTTGGAACGGGAATAGTTGGGTAGAATTACCTTTGGATTACAACGCATTGCGTGTGGGTAAACTTTCAGCTATCACTGCCGAGCTTGGTGATGTGAAAAGTGGTAGCATTACTGGTGCGGAATTTATTCATAACATAAATTACAAAGATAGCGACGATAATCTTTACACTGGAACTGTCAAAATGAATGATGACGGGTTCAATTCAACTTCATATTTGCCTACGGGTATAGGGTCGGCAGTATTAGAAAGTATCATCAGTACACTAGGCGGATACAAAGTTGCGCAGAAACTAATCGATGTTGCCGGGGAAAGTAACCTAGGAAATTCTATTTTAACTAGTAAATCTCTGCAGTTTAATGAGAATGGAAATATTAAGCTTTCTATTGATGCAGATTCGTTTTATAAAACAATTTGGAAAGATTTACCGCTTAACGCAGGATATTCTACAGCCGAATTTAATACACCTCAATATATGATTTTATGCATTTTTGGAATTAGAATTGTGTTTTTCCGTGGTCAAGTTCAAAAATCAACCGCATGGGCATCAGCTAACGCTTTTGCTTCTGTGCCTCTTGAGATACAGACAACAAGAACGGCGATGGCTTACGCGCCAACGAGCAAATCGACTGGTGGTCGAGTACATGCGTCTTCCGCCAATGCAATGAGTTTTATGCCTGTCGACACTAGCGTTACTTATTTTGCGTTAAATCAATTATTTTATGTTTTAGATTAAAGCCAGCAAGGCTTATTTTTTATGGAGTGACAATGAGGAGATGATGAAAATTGGTACTTGGGAGTATTTCGATAGCAGGGATGAGTGTGGGGGAGCTAATAGCTTTAATTAGTTTAATAGCGGCAATCGTAGGTTTTGTTATTAGGTGGGCATTAGTCGCGCCTTTAAGAAATATGATTGATTCTCTGGATATCACTTTAAAAAGTCTAAGAGAAGAAATGTCCGAAAGCAAGAAAGATCGTATGAGTTTACGAGAAAAGCAAAACGATCATGATAAAGAGATTGCTTTATTGAAACGGGAAGATAAAGCGATTTGGAAGTATGTTACTGAAAAAAATGAAAAGGAGGTGAAATGATGAAAATTAACTGGAAGGTACGATTGAAAAACTGGCGAACTGTTGTAGCAACACTTATTACAGTTCTTGGCGTCGCATGGACAGCGGGAGGTTTTTCTATATCTGATTTAGATAACTGGTCTGCTTTGTGGCTTTCGTTTGTAAGGTTCCTAAATAGCCCAATGGCGATTGTTACAACAGTAGTAGCTGTTATCGGGATTTTGATGGACCCAACGACTAGTAAATTCTCCGATAGTTTAAAAGTAATGAATTATTCAGAACCAAGAAAGGATGATAAGTAATGGCATTAACAGAGGCATGGTTAATCGAAAAAGCAAATCGTAAATTAAACGTTTCTGGAATGAATAAATCTGTAGCAGATAAAACCCGAAATGTAATTAAAAAAATGGCGAAAAAAGGAATCTATTTGTGTGTTGCGCAAGGTTATCGCTCGTCAGCAGAACAAAATGCACTGTACGCACAAGGCAGAACAAAACCTGGCGCAGTTGTCACAAATGCGAAAGGTGGACAATCTAATCATAATTACGGTGTAGCGGTAGACTTGTGTTTATACACAAGCGACGGAAAAAATGTTATTTGGGAGTCGACAACTTCGCGCTGGAAAACAGTTGTATCAGCTATGAAAGCAGAAGGATTTGAGTGGGGCGGAGATTGGAAGTCTTTTAAAGATTATCCGCATTTTGAATTATATGATGCTGCTGGCGGTGAAAAAGCCCCATCGACAAGTGCAAGCAAACCTGCGACTTCTACAAGCTCAAATAAGAACGTTTACTACACAGAAAATCCGCGAAAAGTTAAAACACTAGTACAGTGTGATCTATACAATTCAGTAGACTTTACTGAGAAGCATAAAACCGGTGGCACATATCCGGCTGGCACTATCTTCACGATTTCGGGGATGGGGAAAACGAAAGGCTGTACACCTCGCTTGAAGACGAAG